CTGGTACATATGAAATAATACAGACTCCTTTTCCACCCATCCCGCCATTTCCAGCACCTCCACCGCCAGTATTAGCCACTCCATTTTTATTATTAGTTCCACCACCACCGCCCACACTTGGTTGTATAATTTGATTTGTAAATGGATCTCCTGCCCCGCCGCCGCCGTAAGCGTTATATGTTAAGCCGCCATCATAAGTTATTATTGCTCCATCTCCACCTCTACCAGCATTTAAAGATATTCCATTTTCTACTGTTGGAACGCTTTGACCTCTTTCTCCAGCGCCACCGCCTCCTCCACCACCCACATTTCCAATAGAAGCTCCACCGTTATTGCCACCTAGCCCAATTGCACCCAATGAATTACTTCTTCCTCCAGCACCACCCCCATTACCGCCCGTTTTAGCATTATTAGTAAATGCAGATCCGCCACCACCACCACCATTAGTTTTTATGCCTATTTTTGGTATACTAGTATCTTTACCATTAAGACCCGTAAGACCTCCACTACCTATTACAATATCGTAAGATCCCGCTGGAAACTTATATGACGAAAATTTTACTTGACCTCCACCGCCACCCCCACCTCCATCAAAAGCTCCACCGCCACCACCACCGGCGACTAATAAAAAGTTAATTTCGGCATAATCAAAATTTTGATTTGGATATGGTACTATAGAAAATACCCCGTCGTTATAGAATTTGTGTACAATTAAATTATTAGTTACAATTTTTTCATTCCCACCAAATGCATTAAAATACATTGGCGGTTTTGTTGTTTGTATTGTTGGACAAAGTATGTTACTACCACTATTAGGAATAAGAACATATTGCAATAGATCTGCGATATCTTCTGTTATCGGTGGCGTTGTAGTAACAGTTGTTGTTGTTTGCGTTGTTGTAAACGTTAAATATGGACGATCTTGTGGCGCTGATCTTACTCTTCTAGATCTTTGTTCTTCACGAAAACATCCTGTTGGTTCGCAATTCGAAGCCATTATACATCCTCATTAGGGAGCGCCGGTTATAGATATTGGTCTATATTCATTATTTACCTTAATGGCAATGACATAATCTCCCTTACGAACATTTAGATAAGGATCTCTCAAAACTATTTCTATCAAGTTTGCTTGTGGCGGATTAGCTGGGGCGTTAACAAATGTATTATTTTGAACTATTTTCTTACGCACAAAGAACTTGAGAGGTTGATCTGTAAATGAATTTGGTAGATCTGAAGGTCTAATATCTGCTTCTACTATACCTTCAATTATCAAATCATCAAATTTTGTCTTTAAGGTATTCAGCTCTGAATAATTTTGCGTTATCGTATTATTTATTGTGCTAACATTTCCTTGTAATGTGCTAATTGTCTCCAAAAAGCTAGCATCATTTATTGATGTGTTGTTTGAAAAACGTATGCTTCCTTTTACTCTTAAATCGCCATTAATTTGTGCATACGGCCTAGATGATGATGCAAAGTTCTCTGTGTTTGTTAGTGGCGCGTTATTATGATTTAATATTACAAGAGAGTTTTCTTGGTCATTGCTTCCACTAAACTTAATAGAAAATGAAGATCCACCATTCTGTGACGCATTATCTTTTACTAGTAAGTAATTAGTATATAGATTAGTATATTTTGTTGCTGTTTCTTTAAGTCTTAAATATCCATTAACATTTAGATGTTTATTAGATACTAAACTGCCTTCTAGCAATGGAGTTGTATCATATCCCAATAAGAACGTTTCAGAATATGTTCCAGTTTGTGCTAAATTACTACCTATAAAAATATTATTTGATTGAGTTGTTACAGCTAGCCCATTATTAGAACCGACAAAGACATTTGTTGATCCTGTAGTTACATTTTTACCAGCACGATAGCCAATAGATGTATTATCGTCACCGGTTGTTAACTTCGATAATCCCTCATATCCTATAGATGTATTTCTAACTGTAGAACTTGTTAAGTTTGTTCTTAATTCTGGAGATCTAATGCCACCAAATGTATTACCTAGATCATCAAGACTTAAAGGCTTATCAACTATAGAACCGTCTGCGCTAGATGCTGTTAGGTCAACTGTAAATAAATTACCACTACTATCTAAAAATGATAATGTTGAAGACTGTAACTCATTGTCTTCTAAATGTCTTACAAATAAATATCCATATCCAGATACCGCAACTGGAACACCGCTAGATTCATGAAATGCTATATTAGCTTCTGTATTATCTTCACTACCTATCGACATCATTGCGTTGATTGTGTTCTTATTCAATATGTGTATAGTGCCATCGTCATCATTAATCGTCAATGAATCGCTAGTAACACCATCGTTGTATGTTGTAACATACATAGACCCACTATTCTTAATGTATTCAAATGATATTCCATAATGTAAGCAATTTTCCGCTCCTAACAATTGTATTCCAGCTTTACTATCATTATTATTTTCTGCTGTTATTCTAGCGATGGCATTGCCAGTGCTTCTAATATTAAATATGGTATCTGGAAGCATTGACTCAGCATAATTAAAGTTACTTATACCAACATAACCTTCTGTCTCGTCTTGCATAAGAGTAAAGCATCTTTTTGCAAATGAGGTATCATTGTATGATGAAATTATATATCTATGTGGCCTTTGCCCAACTTGCTCGTTAAAGAAGTTTGGTGGTTCTAAAAACGAATTAGCAATATATCCAGTTTTAAATCCTGTTACAATCTCAGATCCAAGATTATCTAAGTTGTAATTACTAGTATTAGTCAAAAACTTAGTAAATAAGTTAACTCCAGAATGTGGAGATTGTATCGATATTTCATATGGCTCCAACTGACCGCTAGCGCATACAAAGTTTATATTACCAATACCAACTAAAGTATTTGGTGTATCGATATCATTTTCTTGTGCCAAATAAACAGTACCACTATTAATAAATAATCCTAATCCATCTTCATAAGTAACTAATGCTATGTTTTCTTTATTTATTACTCTATCTGTTTTAACGTGTCTACCTTCTTCGGTTTGAATACTAATATTACTAAACCAAGAATTTCTACTATACTCATCATCAACAGATAAATTATCCCACGAAGAATCGCTAGATCTAAATGTAAATTCGTAATTTCTCAAATAATCTAAACCGCTGGCACCTATTTCAAATCCAGCGCCATTCAATTCTTCATCTAATAAATACGGTTGTGGTTCTTTATACGACCCGCTTGCTACAAAATGATCATATAGAGATGTTGCCCCACCGCCGTCTATAACTGTAATATCTCCAGTAGACGCCAAGAATAATGTTTTATGTCTATAGTGTTCATGCTCTTGGGCTTGATATTTTTTAAAGTGTCCAACTCCATCACAATACAAATTATAAGTATATGCATTAAGCCATCTATCTCTAGTATCTCCAAGATTAAATACAACATCTGTCTTTGGCAATACGTGTCCACTGGCTAAAATTCTTCCAATTGTATTTACTGGTCCAGTTGTCACTGCACCTTTTAGCGTAGAAACTCCGCTAACAACAAAATTATCAACTAAATTCAAACTTCCATCAATATCTAATGTATTACTAAGAAAAAATCTATTTGAGTTATAAACAAAGTTATTTGCTTCTGGAAATACTATAGACGAATAAAGATATAAGTTATTAAAACGAAAATTATTTGATCCAAGATTATAACTATTGGACACGTGTGGTATTGTATGACCACCTATTTGTAGTGTGGCACCTTCGTGTAGATCACGAATACCTATACCTAATCTCAAGTTATTAGAAGATAAATCTCCTTTTAACAATGGTTTTAGTCCAGATCCTAGCGGATTGGCACAAATAAAAGATGAATCAACTGGGTGTGCTGCTACGAAAAATTGATAATCTATATCTCTATCAACATAATAACCAGCACCATGACCTAGGGCGATGTTGAAATTGCCCTCTTTATTATTAGATAATGCAAAACTTCCTAATCCAATATTTCCAAAGCCATTAATAGTACTACTTAAAGAGTGAAAGCCTACACCAACGTTGTCTTCGCCATACATGTTACAGCTAAGAGCGTATGATCCAACCGCTGTGTTTTGTATGGCATCTATCTGCGAAGATAAAGCAGAATATCCAACTCCAACATTATCAACACTTCTATATCCAACGGCGTTTCTTTTTGATAGTGTTTCTTTACCAACTCTTACCGTTCTTAAATCTTCAGTAGAAATATTAAGAGCGTTGATATCATTAAATTCTGTTAACAAGCTAACAGAATCAATTAAATCAAGTAGGTTTCTTCTGATATCCTGTGGAGATATTGCCCCCACAGAATTATCTAGAATATCTCTCTTAATATTATCTACTAATACATCTTTTGGTATGATCATTTTATTACTTTAAGCTGATTTCTAGTTGAGATGGAATAAATTGTACAACATCGCCTTCACCAATAGACTTTTCTACTTCTAGTGGAGCATACATTAATATATTGCCCTGACCATAAGTAGAACTGTCCATTATTGCTACAGCTTTGATAGTACCCCAACCACCCTTACCAGCTTGTGGAAAAGTAATATTTGTGAGATTTTGAATGAATCCATTGCCATCATATTTACGATAAATTATTTCATCTGGATCTGGATTTGTACTAGAACCGGCAGAACCAATATTAGCTGGTCTATAAAAAGTTATACCGGGAAATTCTGCTGGAAATGTGTGTGTAACAGTACTTCCATTTCCAGAGCTTTGAGCTTTAGCTTCTGTTAGATATAATGGATAAACATATACACCAACATTATTTACTGTGGTATAAACGTAGTAGGCAGAATCTGGATCACTACCAACTTCTGACCATCTGGTATTTCCATTATCTGCTGGATTTCCCAAGCTAACTCTTGCATATTGTGTAGGAATAGAAACATTTGCATTATTTGTTATGCTATCTGGAACTTCATCCATTGTAGATCCACTATCATTATCTTTTGGTACTGTATTTAATAACGCAATTGAAATGTTAGTTGGTTTTGTAAATGTCCCTGTGCGAAACAAAAAATTCAATATTTTGCCTTCAAGATAATCCGATATTGCAGACATATTCATTCTCCTTTGTCCAAAAATAACAATCTATGAGTATATACACAAAAAGCCACCCCCAAAATGCTTTGAGGGTGGCCCTGTGATTGGAACTAGATACTTACTCAGAATGAGCCGAGAATAATTCTACGATTATCTAGTACACCAAAGCCAAGCTCTGCAAAACCATAGTAACCGGCTCGCTGCTGGCGATGAAGAGTTGGATCTTCAAAGACCTGTAGCTGCTCTTTAACTGGCATTACGAAGCTATCGTTTGATGATTGATCAAGACCAACAACGAGTTCTAGATCGCTACCTTGAACGTTTCCAGAAAGCTCGTTTGTGAAGAAGTCTTGATATTCTTGACCTTCGCCAAGTTCATCAAGGTCATGAAGATTTACGCCGAAGATGCGAGTAAGAGGAGCGCCACCTTCTGATGCTGTATAAATTTCACGACGAGTAACTTCGTCCACTTGATCAAGACCCCAATTGCGAACATCTTCTAGTGCTTCTGGAGAAACATAGAGATCAGTTAGACGACCACGACCAACTGAAGCGCTATTACCACCAGAATTACGACGCATAACTGTCTGCATAAGAGAAACGAGTCTCTTTGTGAAAAGACCAGCAGTAGCATCGCCGTCATACACTAGGATGTTACGATCAACGCCAGCAGCGAGTAGTGTGTGCCAAGCGTCGTCATTCATCTTCTTTGTAAAACCGGCTTCCATCACCTGCATTGCACGACCAACGATATCCCATCGGGCTTCGCGGGCATAGCGTAGAAGATAATCTACGGACGATGCAATACTATATGTTGGAATCATAACGTAGTCGCCTTCGACTGAACGCTCTGGAATTCTACCATGACCGGGATTGGTGTAAGCAACATGCTCACCCTCAAGGCCGGGACTGATTAAATCGAGAGGAAATTCAGTTGTTGAACCAGCTTCCACGTTGATGGTTTCGAAGATATTACCAAGGATGTTACCAACGAGAACACCCTTACGTAGAGGTAGTTCAAGAGCCTTGGCGAATTCACGCTGTGCAGCTTGAGCTACATTGATATCGGCATCCCCTGACTTTCGTAGGAGAGCGATAAATTCATCACTCGGTCTATTATTAATTGGCATATTCATTTCTCCTTTGTTGTTTTATAGTCAGGGTAGGTTAACTTCTACTTTGGCATAACCGTCTTCGTCTTTTGTTGAGACGAATGCGCCGATTGGATTACCACTAGCAACTGTACTAACGTTGCCAGCCGTTACAGTGCATCGATAAGCAGTAGCACCCGCCGATGGTGCGCCTGTAACATTGTTTGTCACGACGTAACCCTTACGTAGAACGGTTACTTTGCCGCCCTTCTGAACTTCATCCTTGTGCTGATTAAGATGAGTTCTTGTTAGATCCTTGTTAACTACATCGTTAAGAAGAATGCCAACTGGAACACCAGTTGTAGCATACTTAACAAGGTTAACACCTTGATCCATAGCAGCGCCAGAACCAGCAGTATCATATACAACTACCCCACCGCGAGTTGCGGTGCCAGCATTGTAAAAGAAGCTAATGTCTGTCTGAAGTTCATATCTATCTGATTTTAGAGCCATATTTATTTCTCCTTATATCACTTACGAAGTACGTTGTTTTCAAGCCACTCTGCTACACTAGCTCTTGTGGCTAATAGTTCGTCTACATCATCAGAAGCATCGACTAGAGTGGCTTCAGTTGTTGAAACGCCTTCTAAAAGTTCTGCAACTTTTTCTTCAGCGACAGTTTCTTCTTCTGAAGTTTGTTCTGCCTTTGGCTTTTCTTCTTTCTTCATCATCTTCTCTTTGTCTTCTGACCACTTAGCCATTTTCTTTTTCATGGCTGTGATAACTGCGTCAAAAGTTTCGTCATCGAGAGAATCATAAGTAGCTAGTGATTCTTCTACTTCAGAATCATCAAAGCCAGCATCTAAAAGACTAGCCTTTCTCATAGCCATCTTTTCCTTTTTCTTCATCATGTACATTTCTTGATCCTTCTTCTTCATTTCTTCATCCTTCATAGCAAGTGTTGCTTGAAGTTCAGAAACTGTAGCTTCTAATGTACTAATTGAAGTGTTTAAAGTTGTTATAGCTTGATCTTTTTCAGCCACTGTTGCCTCTAGCTTCGAAATAGAATCACTTTGCTCTTTCGATGTGAGTTCTTCTATTTGTGCGCGAAGAGTCTTATTTTCTTCTTTAGTAGATGCTAGCTCACTACGCATGTCAGCAAGCTGCTTCTCTAAAAGATTTGAATCTGACATAATATCATCTCCTATTTGAAAATTAGTAATATCACTAACGTTTTTTTCAGTCGAGAAAGCCCTGCTTGCATCGAGAATAATACTTCTTGGATTAGCTGGTTTGGAAACCAAACCTTTTCCAGAAAATGAAATTTCTCTTAAAGATCTACCAATTTTATAGCCTTCATACTCTCCTGTGCCGCCATATGCTCTTAGGTGTTTTGTTAAAAATGCAGAACCTTCGTTTCTCTCTAATAACTTAGAATTGCCACTATTATCTATTAACGCATAATCAAAACCAGAAAATAAACATTCCATTGAGACAAACCACTTTCCTTCTTCTATTTCAGAAATGATTTTTTCCATTCTGTCTCTGTTTTCTGGATTAGTCCAACTGTTATATATAACAGCCTCTGTGATTATATCAAACTCATTTGGTTTAACATCATCAGAAATTGGATTGCCGTTTTTGTCTACTACATAACTCCCGGTGATATGCCCTATGATATCATTTTCGTTGTGCATAAAATTAAATTGTTTGTCTTCTGGAGTATTTCTTGCCGCCCAAGTTTCTTCAGAAGAAAACACATCGTCATTTTTGTTCCATCCGGTTGATACTAATATTGATTTAATGTAGTATAAGTCTATTTGTTTTGGATTAGCACTTTCTGCTTTAATCTTTTCTATAGCTAATGAAGAATTTAAATGACTATTTTCACATAATACTGCTGGCATACAATAAGCTATACTGGCTCTTGCTTGTACAAGATCAGCTATGCCATCACGTATTTCTTGTTTAAATATTTTCATTTGTGCCTCTCTTCAACATTATACACAAAATAGCAAAAAAGTTATGTATTATCCAATTTTTGACTCTATGTAGGCACCTATGACATATTTCCTAAAAGAATCTACATCCATTTCATTGACATCAATGTTGTTTTCTTTTAATTTCAACATTATTTCTTTTGGTGCTTTAACATTAGCTTTTAATAGAGAAATAATAGTACTATTTTCTACGTTGTCATAAGCTTCTAAGTTGCTAAATATATCTAACTTCATCATTTCTAATTCTTGAAATTCTGCTTTAGTTAATTGCCTTAAATTCTTTTTTTGCTTAGTACCTAAATAAGCTTTAGTTATTAATTCAGAAACTTGATTCCAAGTTTTATCTGACCAAACTAAAATTTCAGCAACTCCGGGTTTTGACCTAGGTTGTTCAACCCTTTGTTTTCTAACCGTTTCATCTTGCTTTAGTGGAGGTCTTCCGTTTGGCTTAACTTCTGGTGGCTGACTTGTATTTTCCTTTTGTTTTTGCATTTTCATATTAAATTGATTTTGCTTGTCTATTTTCTCAAGATCGTTTTTATGATTTGCGTTATGAAATGGGCTAGCCTTTGGTGGCCCAGCGGTTTCTCTTTTTTCTAACTCTCTTTTTAGTCTAATATTCTCTATTTGTGGTATCTCCTTAAATCTTTCTAGCAATGTCTCATGACTAATTATATCACGATCTGCCAGTTGAATTAATAGATTCTTTTGTGCAGCTTCATCAGATAACGTCATTTGATCAAATAATATGTGGGCTTTATGTCTAAATCCCATAGCCTGTCTAACTATCTCAACTTCTTTTTCCCAAAATCGGACTAGTTGATCTCTACCATATTGTAGTCTTTCAAGTAATGTTTTTAGAGAAATGAAGTTATTAGTAAAACCGCCACCATTATTAGCCATACCCGTTAGTGTTGGTGGAACGCCTAATCCAGCATATATACTGTTAAGAACAGATGTATATTTTTCAGAACCTAAGAACTTATATACTTCACTGTTAGATTCTTTAAATTGTAATTCTGGACCCCAAACCAACTCCATTGTGCCTCCACCAACATTGCTAGCTAAAATATCTCTTAATTTATTAATAGCAGCCTTATTTGGTAAAATCTTATGTTCTAAATTGCCAAGTGTCCACAATCTAATATTTGATATAGCTCCATCTAATGCCGACAAGTCTGCCAATCTCATTTTTTCAAGCATTACTATATCGTCTAGAATGGCATAAATCATTGGGTTAGCCCACTGTTTCCAATCATCTTTCTTATAATAGAAAACGCTTAATCTTTCGGGATCTAGCGGAATATCTTTTTCTCCACGTAATAAACTCTGTTTTATTGATGGTGGTAGTGTTTCTAAAACGTGATTTGGAATATCTCCAGCTTGAAATTTATCAAAAAAAGAATTGGTTGTAATAGTAAAGTTATTCAATCCCATAAATAGTGACAAATTACCATCTTTAGATTTAACCGTAAGAGGATTGAAGAAATTATATCTCCAAGGTATTTCGTTAGATTTAGCATTTGGAACCTCAACTCTGATGTCACTAGCCAAAGATTTCATATAAGTATTTAGTTGTGGTGTAATTTTGGCATAACTTCTGTATATAATCACATTGCCACATCTATAGAGATTATTTAAAAATCTCTCTGATCTTTCTTTGCCATTAACATTTCTAAACCACTGTTGATAGAATTTCTCAACACTTTTATCTCTATGAACAATTTGTATACCTTGACTGCCAAAATCGCCCATTAGATCAATTATATTCCGAATAATTCCAACCTTATCATATGCATCCATGCACATTTTAATGATTTTTCTCTGTTGGCTTGGTACTGCCTCATCTGGCCTAAATGCGTAGTAATCTCTAGATGTAAATCCGGGTTTAACAGACCTATTTGGCTCAATATCTATAAAATGTCGATAATGATTTCCTTGAGTTTTATTTAATGAGGCATACGAGTCAACATTATCTGACAATTGTGACATAGCATTAGTTTTGCTGCTAAAATCTTCATCTCTCCATGTTATCATTTCTTCATTATTCATGTTAAACCTTTTAATTGGATTGACAATGTGATTGATATAGATTAATACACATCTTTCATATAATCTGAGAACCAGCTTGGTCCAGTATACATTTTGTCGTCATTTTTATTAGAATGACCACCAGTGGCAAATCCTCCATAGAATTTGTACTCTTCTTGTGTTGGTGTTCTTTGTTTTAGTCTAGACGCCATATTAGCCATTAATAAAGCAGAATATCTATCTTTTCTCATTTTACTTTTTCTACCAGTACCAACTATTACTTCTGGCGTATCCCACCTATCTCTGCCATTTAATGTCTGCGTCATTTGTATCATAGATAATTCGTCTTTTAATTCTTCTATTTCAAGGACACATTCTTCTAAAGTATCAAACATTCGGTTTTTTATATCGTCTTCGTGGTGTGACAGATCTATACTCAACGTATCAAAAAATGGAAATAATAGTACTTTGTCTTCAAAGTCTTTTCTCATTCCATGATTTGCTTCTGCTAACCATTCATGTTTAGCAAATTGACACATTTCTAATATGTGTAAACCTCTTTCTCCGTCAGTATCTTTTGGTTTTTCGTCATCTATCACGGGCCATATTGCAATTTCACCATCTCTTAACTTATCCTTATCATGTAGAGACTCCATAACAGCAACTCCACCACCCTGCGCATCCATTGCTATGTGTACACATGGAAATAATTTCATCAAATCTCTAATTTTTCTAGCACAATAGGCATAAAAATCTGTTTCACTTACATATCCCTTTTTAACCTTTTCTTTGTGTTCTGTTCTAGTTGTTGTCCAACAGTGTACAATTCTTCTATGATCATTATTTAATTCAATAACGACAATGCTAAAGTTATCTACTTCAGAAGCCGGGTCTACGCCAAATACATATGTTTTATTTACATCACCAATTAATGAAGCTTCAAAATGTATTTCATTTCCAGCACTATCTTGAATTTGATTATCTGTAGACACAACACATGATTCTATTAAAGATCTCTTAAAGAATCCTTGACTATCTCTCGTAAAACAAGCCCCATATTCCATTTGATAAATGCCCGTATGCACTGTTGCTTTTGATCTTGCAACTTGATCTGCGTCCATGAAGCCTTTTGGTAGTAGTTCATATGGCATTCTAATAATAGAATATTGTGTCCAATCAAAGTTTTCTGGCGGATCTTCACTAAAAATTTCTCTTAGTTTTATGATATCTCCTCGACTTTTGATTATAGATTTCCACTTTTTCCAGTAAGCTGCAAAATGATTAAAATCATAATAAGCTGTACCAGATAAAACAATTTGATTATCTTTTTGTTCTATAACATCTGATTGAGCAAGCTCTATACCTAATTCTTTAGCTTTTTTTCTTGCAGCATACTTCTTTACATTTTCTACTGGATCTGCGCTGACTGCTGCGAAACCAGCGACTACGTTCTCAAAAATTTCTCTTGGTATTGAAGCAAACTCATCAGCAATAATATCATTTGCTCTTTGTCCTCTAATTTTTTGACCATCTCCTAGCGGCAAACATGTTATAGTACTTTCATTAAGTCTTAACGTACATCTGTCCGTATCTCTTCTTGGTCCACTATCTCCGTCGCAAATATCTCTTAACATTGGTGAGTTACGCCATATGGTTTCCATATATTCAAATAATACTTTAGACTGCCTAAATGCTGCACCAACAATAACAACTTTTCTCTTTGGTAAAATTAAAGCTCTAAGAATTGAATACAAAGATAACATAAATGATTTACCAAAACCTCGACTAGCAATTAACATTGGAAATTTTCTATTCCAAATTTCGTTTAAGAACAAAGCTTGAGAAGGTAATAGTTGAATATTTAATATGTGGCTAGTCAAGAATGATAAATATTCTGGTCGAGTCATTAACCAAGCAAGCCTAAGATTAAAATCTTCATGTGCTGGATTAGCTATAGACATTGGATTGAAAAAATCCGTATCTATATTCTCTAATCCCAGCCACGCTTCTTCAATATTTTTTAATTTAGTGGTCATTCTTTGATATGCCAGTGATCTAATATTGCATCAGCAAAACCATAATACACGGCTTCTTCTGCGTTTAGATACCAATCTCCATTTTTAAATTTTCTTATCAAAAATTGCTTAACTTGTTTTTCACTTGGTTTCTTTCCAAACTTCTCATAGAAAAACTTACCGTCAACACATCTTTTTGCATAAACATTAAACATCACATCACAAATTCGTTTTTCATAATCGGCTTGACTCATTGCGCTTAAATAATCTGTATTAATATCGGTAGATCCATAGTGACACATAAAGTGAGCATTTGGAGTCATGTATCTATAATCCGCAGCTTGAAGAAAAATGCTACTCATAGATTCAGCTTGACCATAAACAATCATAGTAATATAAGATCTACACATTTGTATAGCATCATAAATAGCCATGCCGTCTGTCCATACTCCTCCAATACTATGAGAGTGTATTGTAATATTGGCATTATTTCTTATATCTAAGGCTCTTAAATTTTTGATAAACGTATTAGACATTCTATATTCAACGCCGGGATTTTCGTTATCTTCGCTATTGTAGTGATTATGTAAAAATATTTCCCTAGTATTGATGTTGGCACCATAGTCGTGGAAATCTTTCAGTAATTCTGGTTCTGCCATCATTTTTTCCTCCCTATAGTGTACATTTCATTAATTCTTTTAAAGATACTACTAACAGCTAAAAATGCATTTCTCCTGTCTCCACAAAATAAAACATGCACATCGTTATACAGTTCAAACTCTATTAAACATTTAAGCATATATTTACCAGTAATTTTTAAAGCAGACTTATTTCGCACCGGTATTCGCGTGTGTTGAGGAAAGTTAATTAAATCTTGTAAAGAAAATTCCAGTATTAAATACTTGTGAGGAAAAACTTTCATCCTTTCAATTTCATTTAAGAATGTATATTTCTTTTGTCCTAGATTAATAGCAAGTTCTTCAACACAGCCCTTTCTTTCTATACAGATTTTATCTTCCAAGCCTTGTATGGAATAATCTCCAGTGTCTAATTTCTGTTCTATCATGCCTGCGCATGTGTTGAAATTATTAAATTCATACCCTTCTTTTTCTCGGGTATCTCTAATAACAAAAAATTTAGGTGCGTTTGGTTGCATTATGAATTATTTCTGTAAATACTACTTCGTAGTGGTTTTCTTTACCAGTTATTGATTCATGGCACTCTTTACAAAGCGTAATGCCATTTAATGGATCATATCTTAATGATGCTGCTTTTGACCAAGGTTTAATATGATGTACATTTAATTTCTTTCTAGAGTTACAGTTTGGCATTTGACACTTGTATTTGTCTCTTTTTAATACTGACTTTCTAAACTCACTATAATCTTTATCATTATAGTTTCTCTTCTTCATAATAATATTACCTTATATATTCTCATATGCCTATGTATTTTACGACACATAATTCGACTTTCTATAGAATTATCTTTTTCTACAATAGTATGAAGTAATCTTTGTGTAAATGTATAGCAAGCATCATCTGGATTATCTGCCTCAAGGAATACTAAAAAAAATGGAAAAGAATATTCTTTGATTAAGTTATCTTTTATTTGCATATATATACTAGATAAATCCACACTAAGTTTAAAGTTTTGCATCTATCATCATTTTAACCAAATCTTCAAGACTGTATTCTGCTTTCCAGCCTAATTTTTCTTGTGCTTTTGTACAATCCCCTCTTAGGAAATCTACTTCTGAAGGTCTATAAAATTGTGGGTCTATGACAATTAGTTGTCTCCATTCTGTTAATCCAACATAATTAAAGGCAATATCTAAAAATTCAGCAACCGTGTGAGTCTTTCCAGTGCAAATAACATAATCGTCTGGATAATCCTGTTGTAGCATTAACCACATAGCCTCTACATACTCTCCAGCATATCCCCAATCACGAAATGCTTCTAAATTTCCTAGTCTTAGTTTTGGAAAAATCTGTCCATTAATAATGATATTATCTTCATCAAACTTAATTTCTCCGTTATGCTTAACATGTTTAGTCCATCTCACATAATTTGCAATCCAATTTATGATTTTTTGGGTAACAAAGTTGTCGCCCCTTCTTGGACTTTCGTGATTAAATAATATGCCAGAACTAGCATGTAAATTATGAGCATTGCGAAACAAACGCACGAAATGATGAGCGGCACACTTAGCAATTGCGTATGGGGAATTGGGCATAAATTTTGTGTCTTCATCTTGATATTTTTCTCCACAGGCGTTTGTATCGTAAGAACTTCCAAACATTTCGCTAGATGAAGCTTGATAAAATCTAGTGTTATATAGCCCAAGATCAACTATTGCTTGTAGAATAGTTAGACATCCTTTTCCAGTAATATCCCAAGTGAGTGCTGGTTGTGAAAAAGATGTGCCAACGTGAGACTGTGCAGCTAAGTTATAGATTTCATCTACATGATCGTTCCAAGAAAGAATATTGTATATATTGCTTGCATCTGTAATATCGCCTTCTATCAATCTGAAATTATCTGCATCTAATAAGTGTTTTATTCTTTGTGTGTTGTCTGTACTACACCTTCGTGAAACTCCAATGACTTCATAACCCTTACTCATTAGTAGGTCCGCTAGATAGCTTCCATCTTGTCCGGTAATTCCAAAAACGATAGCTTTCATATATTCTCCTTATATTCTTCATATAAAAAATTCCTAGCCAACACATCTTCTTCATCATTAAGATCTAGATATTCTAAATGCTCTTCAAACTTTCTGTATGTTCCAGTGTCTGCTCTTCCTCTATTACACTTGATAAATAATTCTTCTTTTGTTTTTGATAGATAATGATTTAATTGTGCTATGGACCAATCAACTGGAGTATTAAATGGACCTGTTCTTGGTTCTTTATTTAAGTTGTGCCAAGTAGTACCTAAATTATGTATATGAACCATATGATTAGTTGGAAGTTTAACAATAGATTTAATATGATTATTGTGAGCATATGTTGATTTTCCTTTATGGGTAAATCTTTTTAATACGCTATATTCTCCATTTACAACTGATTTGTGTCCACTGTCTCCAAATAGCGCCCAGTTAATACCTATAGCAGCATAATCATTATAATCCTGTAAAAAACTTTTCACATGGTTGTGTTTCTTTAATACCAAAAATTCATCTACATCAAAAAAAGCAGCCCAATTATATCCGTTAGATTTAGTTTTAACAAAATCGTTATAAGCCTCAAGCTGTTTAGCAAATCCGTTATACTCATATATAGATACTTTTTTATTGTCGGTGCTATATTTCCAATCATTAGCATAAACAAACACATGATCAAATTCAAGTTTGATATGATAATCTATCCACTCTTTTATGTAGTGGTCTTCATTTTTAGCTATACAAACAAGAGCTGTTTTCATTTTTGTAATATGCCTATATATATACCATTCCAAAAACCGTCTAGGCATCCATTTTTGTTAGTTAATATAGTACGTGAATCTATTACTTTTAGGTTACATTTTTTTATTCCAGACTCTGTTCCTTCTTGGACTTCTACCCAATTAAAATCATCACATATATACATAAAAGTTTCGTCCATACATTCATAGTAGTATGTTAAAGCCTGTTCTTGATCTTGCTTAGTATGCCCACCGTCATAAAAATAAATATTAAAGCTGTTTTTTAACAGGCTTTTGTCAAACTTAAAGCAGTCACAATTAAAAAAGGAATAGTTTGTTTTTATATCGGACATATTAGAACTAAAGATATCAAAATTACCACTAAATTGAGAAAAGTCGTCTATAGCTATTGCGTATTCTGGATTATTGTTACATAGTGCTGAATAAAAAGTTGATCCATGCCATACGCCTATTTCTAAATATTTAGCGCCCCTAAACGACACAGCTTTATTTAATAATCTACGAACTTTAGAACTAGACATGCCACGCATTGACAAAGCTTTACCATCTAACATAGCGCTATCATCGTTTGCAAAATTCAGTAGTGTATCTATGTTATACATATTAATCCTTTACAGTATCTGGAGATAATAATGGCTGATCAATAGTTCCATCTTCATATTTATGGAAAGAACTTAATCGCTCTTCTTCTTTTTTCATTGCCACCCTCATCTTTTCCATTTCTATTCCGTATTTTTTCATTAAGTCTGGGCTTTGCAATAAATTAGCAACCCAGCTTGTAAAACTCTGTTTAGAGTCTTCTAACCTCTTTATGCGCTGTTCTCTTGTTCCCTTCATCTCCCTTAATATGGCCGCTTTCTTTGTTTGCAACTCCCTATAATCTCTATTCAAACTTTCTTGCGAAGCTCTTAGGGAAGCCACCTGTCTTTCTAAGTTAATAATATAATCCATGTCTTGTTGATCTTTGTCTTTACTACGTTCGTCGCGCACCATTTTTTCATAGGTACTAATTTGTTCTATATTATCCTTATTGCCCTTCAAGCATCTATTCATAAGAATCTCTAATTTAATAACGTCGATTACTTGTAATTCTTCGGTGGGGAATACATCGTCCTTAAACTGTGAAATTATGCGCGACCAGTGATACTTAAATAGGTCGAGTTCCTCTTCAGTAAATTGTTCTTTTAGATCTAGCCAATATGGGCGATCTTCAAGTGAGAAGGCCGCAAACTCTTCTCCAGTTAAACCAACCTTAAATTTTCGTTTTATGAAATAGTCTACAGACTCAACGTCTCTATCTAATTGTTTGGCTATATCTTCTACGGTCAAACTGTTTACAAGTCTTCCAATAATGCGTTCTTCCTCTTTAGAGATTCTACCCTTTTTCATTTATGATATCCTTAATTTTTTTGATTAGGGCTTCACGTTTAGTACTAACTAAATTCATGCCGTTGATTAATTTCAAGAAGTCTTCTCTCATGGAAATTGGTAAATGCGCCTCCACCAATTGCATTAGTTGCTTTTGATCTATCTCCTCTATGTCCATCTCATAATATTGTGAGTTGCAATTTGTGTCATGAAAAAAACTTATAGGAGATAAGACTTTCTTTTTCTCTAAATCTTTAGCGTTTCCAAAATTATCCCTAACAAAATTCTTCAGTCGATTAGAAAGATTAACGGATAGAAAATTCTCAAGGGGCCGACAATTGTCATAGCGGTTTAGGGCGTCAACACATATAATAAACGCCTCTTGTTTTATATCATCTACCTCGTATCCATTAAATGTATACCTTGGGGCGATTCTATTAATCACCGTTTGTATTATATGCATTGTTTCTTGCTCTGTCATATTCTTTGGTATTTTCATTTTAGATTCACCCACTCAGACCCGTTGTAGTATTTCAATACATTATCTGTTATGTCAAATACAACATCTCCAGCATCTGGTTTGCTTGGCTTTTCTGTAGAAGCAAAGGTGAGTTTATTTAATTCAAGCGTCTTGGTATATAACTTAGAGGTCTTTAGTATCAACTGATTTTTAAAGTCCTTGAGTGTTTTTACCACACCCTTTGTAAAACTTTCTAAGGAAAATAAACTATCAAGAGATATATTTTCAATTCCATCATTTAGTCTACCGATAACGGAATTTGTTGAGGTGCGCAGCGCGGTTGGTCCGTTACTAGAGGTGTATGGTATGGTATTTTCTTCTATAAATAGTTGTAGAGCATTAGATACTCTATAAACATATATGTGTATGTATTCATCTAGACCTTGGGCGCGTACATTATAGAAGTGTGGGTTGGGGGTTGCGTCGTTGCCATGTTGATGAAACAGACAATACAATCTATTAATATACTGCTTTCCTTCTAATATTTCAAACTCTGCTAGTCCAACTTCTGAGATTAATAAATCAGACTTATTATAGTGCAATAATTCGTAGTAAAAAGTATATCCTTCTCCAATATTGGATAGAAAACTATTACACTCACAAGTATAGTGTGGGTTTACTTGTTGGTACTTTTGTATATTATTGCAGGCTTGATCACAACCAGTTAATAATAATCTAGGATACAGGGTGGGATCTGTAATAAGATTACATGCTTCCACTACTGTCTTGTGTGTCGTCTTTAGTGGTTTCTGTAGAATCATCTTGTTCCTTTCCTAATACTTCTTCCATTGGTCTATCTTCTTTAACGAGATCGCGTAAAGCTGACTCGCTGGCTTTAACAGAAGCCTTACAATGCAATTGACAGTGTAATTTAATTGGATTATTTTGATTGTTCATATGTTTCTCCTTGACTTATTATACACAAAGGTGCGAATAAATGCATTTAGGTTGGGTGCGATGCTAATGGATCGGGTAATACATAAATATTTATATTGGTTATTGTGAATGAACCACCCCGCGTTTTTTGGCAGTTTGGCACGGTATTTGCACAGAAGATAAAACCCCCCTACCTAGCGGGTGTAGCAAAATGCTGTAGCAAAACGCTACACACTGTAGCAAAATGCCACACCGGTAAGAACCGAGTCTCATGTTGAGAATCGCGTAAGTCCATATGCCACAAGCACTTAGGTAAAAAGAAAAATAATTTTGTCTTTGGCACGATATGTGCATATATATAGGACA